CGTGCCTTCCTCAATATTGATGCTGCACTCTGATTGGACTTTGCTAGTTTGTTTGCCCAGATCATATCTTCTAGACTTACTTCTTCATTACTAACAATTTTTTCACATATGGCCTCAAGGCGCAATCTATATTGCGTAGAAAGCATAAGCACTCCTTTAACGTTAATATTTATTTTAATGGTCTACCATGCTTATCAACCAATCCAAGTTTCCTAACCTGAGATATGTTAGACCTTTGACTTTTTTTAATTTTCTTATACTCCTTGATGATTTTATCAATTTCTTTTTTTGATACCTTCACCTTCAACTCTTTCTCGTCCTCAGTTTGAACAAATCCAAGACCACTCTCTTGAGTGGATTCTTTTGCATCAACATAATCATTGATCACCTCTTGAATTTCATCTTTGATTAATTCATTGATTTGATTCTTAATTTGTTCCTCATTCATTTCCTATTCTTCTCCTTCTCCTTCTTTGGTTTATTGCCCCAGAGTTTTGGGTTGATAGATCCATATCCAAAATCAATTCTTTGCACAGAACCTTTACCATATCGATCATAATACATATCAAACATCTTTGATACTTTATTGCATCGAGTCAGATCCATATACTCTACACCGTCAACAATGTACCAGATAAGTCTTGCGTCTGTAGGAAAAGACTTATCATTTGCTGCCTGATGAGTTGTTTTCTCAAGAAGAATTTGGCAATCATAATCAGATGGATTGATTTTACTTTCCTCTTGACCATAGTCTGCCATTTCCTTTTCCTGTTCTACAGCAACTGTCATGAACGACCACCCCAATTAATATCTGGATATGCTTCACGAACTACTTCATATGTCAATTTATATTTTGTTTGTAGTTCTTTATCTTTTACTAAGCAAAGAATTTTTGCCTCTTCTGGATGCAATCCCTCAAGGATCTGAATAAACATAGTCTCCCTACGAAGTGAGGTAAGAGAGTCATTGCCACCTTTTACAAAGTTATAAAGATGCTTGTACTCAACACGAAGTGAAGTATGATCTGTTCCCACAGGCACTTCATTTTCAGTGTAAGGAACATCACCTTTTGGAATCACAGAAATAGCTGTGTCATCAAAGTTCCAAATAAGTAGAACCTTTAGAGCATCATTAGCATACTCTTGTAAGATCTCAACCTTCTTTGCTTTTGATCTTTGCTTACTAACAAGTTCAAGAATCTCATGTTGAAATGGATTCGGTGGTAATTTTTCTTTAGTCTTCATCTGTTTCGTCGAGTTCGTCATAGCCATTTTCAAATCTTTCAAATCGTACTGCTAAAATTTCGTCTGGTAAAATATTTCCGTTTTCATCAAACATCTCTGGATGAGTATAAACTGGTTGATTTACCCATGTATTCTCTCTTGCTAACCATCCTACCACACCTCCTACAAAAAAGAACATGACTGAAACAAGTGTTCCAATCGTAAGTGTTACTGCTAACATGTTTTTACTCCAGAAAATTATTTCTTTCTAATGTCCAGATAGAAGTTAAAGTGAAAAACAATCTCTCGTTTAAGGAAAGAGATCATCTTACCAAACTTAACCTGAAAAGTTTTGGGTGGATCTGGTTTACTCCTCCTATTTCGTAATAGTAACTCAACCCCACGATTGATGTGGGTTTCATCATTATTTAGATTGTTTTTTCCTTCTTCCAGGTCGTCGTTCATGACTATACCTCCATGCATCTTCCAGGATGCCATACAAATAAACTTTTATTTTTCTTGCTTGAGGTTTAGGAATGTGTCCGTATGCTTCTCGCAATTGTTTGTGTTGATTATCAGCACCTCCTTCAATGTACTCATCTAGATCTTTAATAATATCATTCAGTTCAAGAAATGTAGAACTATCAATGAACAAATCTATTTCATTTTTTTTGACTTTGTTTGCTCTCAAGTAATCGTAAAATTTTAAATTTGTTTTACCCTCAAAGGCATAGTCAATTGCGTGTTCAATAAGATCATAGATGTCGTTGAGGTTTGTTTCCATTAGACCAATTTTTGCTCCCGCAAATACTTAACAGTTTCAGTGCATCCACCAATTATTGTATCATCTTTAATAACTCTTGGGAAGGTAGATCCTTTCCCAAACTTATCGTAGAATTCCTCACGGGTGAAGTCCCTGTTAAGTTTATATATCACATGTTTAATTTCAGCAAGTTGTAATACCTGTTGAACTTTAACACAATAAGGACATCCATCCTTTGAATATACTGTAAATGTCACTACTTTACTTCGCTCCAATCATTTTCAAAAATCTCCATACCTTTGTCTGTAAGAATGTGATCATACATCTGATCAAATACCTTGGGCGGCATTGTACAGATCTGAGCACCATTATACCATGACCTGACAGCACGTTGTACACTACGAATTGAGGCAGAAAGAATTTGAGTTCTTACACCATGAATTCGATACAGTTCAGAGATAGATCGTACAACCTCCAGACCTGCCACTGACTGGTCGTCTAAGCGTCCTACAAAGGGAGAAACATATGTTGCCCCTGCCTTTGCTGCTAGGACTGCTTGAGCAGCGCAGAAGATGAGTGTGACGTTGACATTAATGTTCTGGTCAGACAAAGATTTGCATACTTTCAAACCATCCCGAGTACAGGGAACTTTAATTGTAGCAACATCACCAAACTTTTCATAAAGACGTTTGGCTTCACAGTACATCTCACCTTCATTACCCATGACTTCCATGCTGATGTCTTTAATACCAACATCTTTGATATGTTGATAGACATCATCAGGATTTCTCCCTGCCTTCATAATCAGAGTTGGATTGGTGGTGACACCATCAATTAATCCTGTTGCATAATATTCTTCGATTGCCCAATGGTCGGCAGTATCAAGAAAGATTTTCATATAGTTGTGTGTGTATTTCATTATCTATGTAATGTTTTTTTATTTGAGAAGAAAATAATTTCAGTTTCCTGACAATATATTTCCAATAATCCAAGACCTCATACCGAATGGTGTGTCAGCAATCAAGTCCTGAGTTAATGTTGCTACTTCTTCGGGTACAACTAAACAGAATCCAATGCCCATATTAAATACGTTCCGCATCTCATCATCAGAAATGCTACCTGCATTCTGAATAATCTCAAACATATCTGGAACATCCCATGCTCCATAGTCCACGTCAACAGTCAGACCCTTTGGAAGACACCTAGGAAGGTTCTCAGGAAGTCCTCCACCTGTGATATGTGCCATGCCCAAGATAGGAACTTCGTCCAACAGGTGCTGGATTAGACGGGAATAGATGGTGGTTGGTCTCAGCAACTCAGGCATGTACTTATATGAGATAAAATCTCTAGACAACATATCATTGATAAGAGTATACCCATTACTATGGAATCCACTACTCTCAATACCAATGACTACATCACCTGCTCGGATGTTACTACCATCAACAATCTGGTTCTTCTCTACAATACCAGTACAGAAACCAGCAAGGTCATAATCATTTTGTCTAAAATGCTCTGCAGTTTCTCCACCTAAGAGTTCCATTCCTGCCATAGCACAACCAGTAGCAACTCCATGAACAATGTCACTGACGTTAGCATCAAGCGATTTGGTAGAGATATAGTCTAGAAAATATAATGGTTTAGCGCCAGAACATATAACGTCATTAACGCACATAGCAACAAGGTCCTGACCAATAGTTGTGTAATCATTAGCAATCCTACAAATGTTAATTTTAGTTCCGACACCATCAGCACCAGATACAAGTACAGGTTTCTCATATCCTGATGGGATTTCCATCATTCCATTGAACCCGCCAATGTTAGGTGCCAGTGCTTTGATATACTCTACAAAAGATCTACCCTTGATAATGTCAACACCAGAAGTTTTGTAGTCCATCAGTCTCTTCCTAATCGAATGTATAATGTAATGAGTGATTGGGAGATTAGATCACAAGAATATGTGAATCCAATTTGGTCTTCCTTATCCCAGTGCTCTCTTTGACTTCTAAGAAGTGCAGAAAACTCTTTGATTTTAGACCTCATCTCTTCCTTTGTCAACTTATCCAACGATTTCACCTCTGGCAATTTGTTCACGACGTTTTAGTTTCCATACAATATAATCCATTGTTGGGATACACATAGGGTTCCAACCAACAAAGGTTGTTGACTCTCCACTTGGTATCTTCCAACAGGGAGCATCATCATTCTCAAGGTCTAATGACTTACGATACTCATCCTCACCAAACATAACAACTGCTCTCTCAGCAGCATTCAAACTTCTAAAGCAATCAAAACCAAGTTTTCTAATCTCATCAGGGACGTGATGTTTCATTAATCTCTTTTTTAAGTTTGCGTATTGTACTACTGAAGAAACCAAAGTCTCGGGTTTCTGTAATAGGTTTTGTCTCACCACATACACCACACTTTGATTCATAAACAGATGAACAACCTACAGAATAAACTCCATACTAGTG